ACTTCCCAGTACAAATCAAGCTCTGTTTTTCTGACAGCGACTTTCAGAACATATTGAGGGACCACGACATCATACTCAAGGCCAAGGCACTCGACGAGGGGGTCGCAGAGACGCACTACCTGACGGACGGCAAGATAGGCATCATCGTACTCGTATTCGACTTGGAGGAGTGTAGCGACAGCCACGCGGAGCTGGCGGGCATCATCGCCCATGAAGCGAGTCACTGCGTCAACCGAGTCTTTGAGCACATCGGCGAGGAGGTGGAGAACATCGGCGACGAGTCTCGCGCGTACCTCACTGAGCACATCGTCAAGCAGATACACGCGGGGATCGCGCAACACCAAGAGAAAGAAGAGAAGAAGAATGCTGGAAAAAGACGTAGAGTCCTACCTAACAAAGAGAGTCAAGGAGATAAACGGCCTGTCCTACAAGTGGTTGTCGACCATAACGGGGGTACCGGACAGGCTAGTGATATACAACGGGAGGATCTACCCAGTGGAGGTTAAGACACCAAAGGGCGTCGTATCGGACAGGCAGGCCATCGTCTTCAATGAGATGGCCCTGCGGGGTGTCCCCGTCGTTGTCGTGCGCAGTAAGTCAGACGTGGAGGCCCTAATTGAGGCGATTAAACCCTAACAACGGCAAAGAGTTTAAACGTGGTGATACAGACCATACGGGTATGGTATTTTACTCGTATAACCTATATGCAAAAAACCCAAAAAATACAAAGTATTATTACGAACATTGGGTTACACCCGAAAAACTTGAGGAATACAAAAAACAAGGGTTTGATGCATACGTTACAATAAAAGGTCGCGCCGGCGGTTTATTAAGTAGAGCAAAAACCCGTGCAAAAAAAGACAAGGCCAAAGTCAGTATCGATATCCCGTTTATAATTGAGGGCCTTGAGAGGGGCACCTGCGAGCTGACGGGTATCCCTTTTGACCTCTTGAGACTCGGAGAAAACAATAAAAACCCTTACGGTCCCTCGTTAGACAGGAGAGACAGTAAGAACAAAAACTACACCAAAGAAAACACAAGGGTCGTTTTACATTTAGTCAACTTGGCACTTAACGAGTTTACCGAGGAGCAGGCGCTACCAATACTAAAGGCGATGGTCAAGGCCATAGAGGAAAAAAATGCTAGACAAGACACAATTACACCGGTACCAGAAGGAGCTCATAGCGAAGGCCAGGACGATACCACACATTGGGCTGTTCATGGAGCCGGGCCTCGGCAAGACAGTGACAGCGCTAACGATCATCGAGGAGAGCCCGAAGGGGAAGACACTCATCGTGGCACCGAAGAGGGTAGCGGAGTCGGTGTGGGCACAGGAGTTACAGAAGTGGAGTCATTTGAGGGGTATGAGTCACTCAAAATGTATGGGTACTCCGACGAACAGATCAAGCGCATTGTCCAAGCAGGCGGATATTACAATAGTCAACCTAGAGAACCTAGTGTGGCTCCTTGAGCAGGGGTACAACTTCGACTATTTGATAATTGATGAGAGTAGCCGTTTTAAGGACCCCAGTACCAAGCGCTTCAAGGCCCTTAAAAAGCATTTGAGGCACTTCTCACGTCGTATCATCCTCACGGGCACACCTACCCCTCAGGGTATAGCCGATCTCTGGTCACAGGTGGGTATTTTGGACTTAGGACAGCGTTTGGAGAGTAGCCTGACCAAGTTCAGGGATAAGTACATGGACGCGGGCCAAAGGAACAGACACACGGGGGTGGTTTATAATTGGGTACCAAAGTCAACTAGTAGTTTAGTTATACAGCAGAAAATAAACGACATATGCATGTCACTCAAGGCACAGGACTACCTGCAACTGCCAAAGCTGAGTAACGTGTATCACAAAATAGACACAGACAAGGGTTTCCGTACACAATATGATACACTCAAAAAGACGATGGTCACCGAGGTTGAGGGGGAGCAGATTACTGCACCCACGGCGGCAACATTGGCGAATAAACTACTTCAATTTACCAGTGGTGCTGTATATACTCAGGCAGGCAAAGATGACTGGCAGGAGGTCGATAACTCTAAACTGGAACTTCTTGAGTCGATCTTGGAGGAGTCTAACACGCCGACGCTTGTATTTTACCACTTCAAGCACACCCTACAGAGGCTTAAGGCATCTTTCCCGCACGCTGTCGAGCTCAGTGATGACAACATACAATCGTGGTGTGATGGTCGCATCCCAGTACTACTCGCACACCCGCAGTCAGGGGGGATTGGGATCAACCTACAGTGTAACGCTGGCGACTCCGCTCAGACGGTCTGGTTCGACCTACCGTGGTCATCCGAGAACTATATACAAGCCAACGCACGGATCTATCGCCAAGGGCAGGAGAAGCCGGTGATCATCCACCACCTGATGCTGAACGACACAATCGACGAGCACGTCCTCGAGGTACTGGAAGGAAAAATAAATTTGCAGGAGGCGCTCCTAAAGGCCCTGAATTTTGCATTAGTAGCTGTACCATGATAATTACTAAGTACGTACTAAACTGCGCCAACCCGAGGCTGTCGGACGAGGAGGTAGACCCACTAGAGCAGGACGACCATGAGGGTCTGACGAGCACGCAGTCTGAGGGGTGGGTACCTTGGGATATGGACGACCTGATAGACATCCAACGGATTATTAACGACAGGATGCCCATGCAGGAGCAACAAATAATGGATGCATTTTTGTCGGGGATGAATTATAATGAGCTTGGTGTCTCCGAGAAGTACTGGAGGTACCACTATCGCAAGGCAATTGAGTTTATACAGAAGGAGTTAAAGATATGGCCAGTATAGGAGCCAAAGAGGCGTACGAGGAATGGAAAAAATCAATCAAACTAAGCCTGCGGGCGTACACTGAGGAGGAGGTTTTTGCCCTTGGCTACGACTTTGGTAATGACTACGTCCAAGACTTAATAGGCATCATCGATCACCTAGAGAGAGAAATTGAAAAACTGAAAAAAGGAAAAGGAAAAAATGAAAAAACTGTGGAGTTATGATGAGTCAAAGCAGGCAGATCAGACGAGCTTTACGGACCACGATCCGGTAGAGCACCCCAAACACTACACTGGCCACCCGAGCGGTGTAGAGTGTATTAGCATCACGGAGCACATGAATTTTTGCCTCGGGAACGCCGTGAAGTACATATGGCGAGCAGACTTAAAACACGACGCCATCGAGGACCTTAAAAAAGCCAAGTGGTACTTAGACCGAGAGATAGACAAAAGGACCCGCAAATGAAGTACTACCAAGAGCTGATGGCAATAGAGAACGTATCCATAGACCTAGAGGGTTTACTGGCGGTTGTGATAGCAGTCACGGAGGCCACGCCAAGCATGCCGACGGAGAAGGTACAGATGGCGATGTACAACATCGAGAACCAACTGACTAACTTAGACTCGGTCTTTAAGAATAGGTTTATTGATCTTTGGGATGTGATTAAAGAAGACAGCATTAAGGAGGAAAAGATTGAAAACAAAAAACCTAAAAAGTCAAAGAAATAGGTTTGACTTAGAGCAGTTTATCTTACGGGCGTGGACCACTGTCGAGGACATAGAGCTGTTTTTAGAAATGTACGCCGATGGTAAAGAGCCCATGACGGAGGATGAAGTAGCAAACATTATGATTGGAATGTCCCACCTTCATAATATGAGGATGCAACAACTTTGGGATTGTTTTGAACAACTAATAAAAGAAGGAAAATTGAAATGAGCAATCAGGCACCAACTATTACGTTTAACGTAACCATCGAGCAGGCAAACGCCATCCTAAACATTTTAGGTAACGCGCCGTTTGTACAGTCTGCAAACCTAATCAACCTACTCCAAGAGCAGGCTGGGCCACAAGTCCGCGCCTTGCAGATTGAAGAGGCCAAGACGATCGCTGCACAGGGCGATGAAGTTCAGGAGGGCGTAAGTGTCCAGTGATCTCTTTAACAAGATGATGGAGTCTAACAGACTCACCAACGAAGAGTTCAAGGCCAAACGGGAGGCAGAGATAGAGCGCAAGCGCCACGAGATGGCAGGCGCCATGACCCGCATGATGGTCAACGAGGCCCTGCAGAGGGTCAAGCAGACCAAAGAAGAGAACGAGGCGCTGGCAAAGGCAAGGGCGGGAAAGCAGTAATTCTTGCATAAGTAGAGATAGGACACGCTGGGATAGCGCTCCATGGGCTTTCCGGTGTGCCTAACACTGGACTTAATTTAGGAGATAAAATGGCAAAGCCAGGACTGTACGCGAACATCCACGCAAAACAAGAGCGCATCAAAGAGGGCTCTGGAGAAAAGATGCGCAAGGTAGGGGCAAAGGGTGCCCCAACTGCGAAGGCCTTCAAAGAGTCTGCAAAGACTGCTAAACCAAAAAATAAATAATGGCGACTAAACCGACCAACAGACTCAAGCCGGTCTACGACCCCACGATGTGCGACCGCATGATCGAGATGGGCAAGGAGGGCGCGTCCCAAAAAATGATGTGGGCCGAGCTCGGCATATCCAAGAACACCTCAGAGACGTGGCGCAAGAACCACCCCGACTTTGCTGATGCACTGGGGATAGCCGTCGTCCACTCACAGGCCTATTGGGAGCGGGAGATTATTGCCAACATCAACAACAGGACATTCAACAGCAGACTGGTTGAGATAGCACTCAGGGGCCAGTTCCAAGAGGACTACCGCGAGACTAGGGACAGCAAGGTAGACGCCAAGGTGGACGTCACAATCGACTTCAATGGCGCAATTAACGACCTCATCAAACAGCTCAAAGAGTCCAGAGAATAAACTAAACTATTTCACATTGTGAAACAAAAAGCCGGTATTTATACTGGCTTTTTTGCATTAGTAGGTATACAATCACACTTAATCAGACAAAAAGGAAAAACAGACATGACGGCACACGCAATACTATCAGCAAGCGCATCAAAGAGATGGCTGACTTGTACACCAAGCGCCAGACTTGAGGCGACACTACCCGATCTCAGAAAGCCATTGGGATCATTCGACTACTCAGCGGAGGGCACAACGGCCCACACGCTATCAGAGCTAAAACTACGACACCAATTTGGAAAAATCGGAAATGAAGAGTACAACGAAAAATACAACGAGCTTAAAAAATCAGCCTACTACAGCGAAGACTTCGAGGCCAACGTCGACAACTACGTGGTATTCGTCCGTTCTCAAATCGGTGAGGGCGACGTGCCAATGTTTGAGCAGAGAGTGGACTTTTCTGACTGGGTACCTGACGGCTTCGGTACTGCGGACGTTATCATTCTTTCAAAGCACAAGATTCGAGTTATCGACCTTAAGTTCGGACGTGGACTACCTGTCTCAGCAAAAGATAACAGCCAACTACGTCTCTATGCTCTCGGGGCATATGCGAAGTTTCGCGAGGAGTACCCTGAGGTCAAAGAAGTCGAGTACACAATCCATCAGCCTCGCTTGGACAGTATTTCAACTGACTGGACCTCGGTAGAGAAGTTACTAGACTGGGCCAACTACTTTGTAAAGACAAAGGCCAAGAAGGCGTGGGTCGGTACTGGTGAGTTTGTACCGAGCGATGCATGCCAGTTCTGTAGGGCCAAGGCGACGTGCAGGGCGCGTGCAGACTTCAACAACGAAGTCGCCAAGCTAGACTTCAAACCGGCGCCACTCTTGAATGACGATGAGATTGACTTGGTACTATCAAGGGCGGGCAACATCAAGACGTGGATTACAGACGTCGAGTCGTTTGTTACGGAGCGTGCAGTGCTACATGATATAATACCAAAAGGTTACAAGCTGACTACCACCAAGGCCCACAGAAAGATTGGGGACGAGGAGATGGCGGTTGTGATACTGACTGAGAATGGGTTTAAGAAAGAGGCCCTGTTTGACGCGCCAAAACTGAAGTCTGTGGCACAGTTAGAAAAGATTGGACAGAAGGGACAAGTTGCTGGTATACTAGGCGGGTTGATACTAAGACCAGACGGCGCGCCTAAGTTAGTTAAGGACGCCACACTTGAGGAGGACTTTAAATGAGCATACGTGAAAGAATTGCAGAGGAGTATCCGGAGCTGTTGTGTCTTGAGCCGGAATATTTTGACCGTGCTATAATCGGCGTAGTAGAAAGAATTGGAACGACTGCAATATGTTACAATAAGCGTATCGTGATTGAGTTATTAATGTCAGAAGATGGCATGGACTACGAGACTGCAATGGAGCACTTTAGTTTTAACGTGAGCGGTGGTTGGGTAGGTGATTCGACACCGTTCTTCTTAGACGATTTTGATGTAGAAGTAGGGCAGACGACTAGCGCCTTTTGAGTCTAGTCAAAACCAGTAAAAAGGAGTATTAAAATGGCAACAAAAAATCCCCGCGTTGTAACAGGTAAGGTACGTTTCTCTTATGCATATGTCTTCAAGCCACAGCTTAAGGACGACGGCACAGAGGGCAAGTACGGCGTCTCAATCCTGATCCCTAAGACGGACAAGGAGACAATCTCAAAGATCCAAAAGGCCTTTGAAGAGACCAAGGAAAACTCAATCGGATTCTTTGGTGGTTCACTACCAAAGGCACTGAAGGGTGGACTGAGAGACGGCGATCTTGAGAAGGAAGACGAGCTTTATGCAGGTTGCTATTTTATTAACGCCAATTCATCCAAGAAGCCGACAGTGGTAGATAGCGATTTAAACCCGATTATCGACGCTGACGAGTTCTACTCTGGGTGCTACGGACGTGCAAGTATTGAGTTCTACCCCTACCAAGTGGGCGTAGCCAAGGGCATAGCCTGCGGTCTTGGCAACATCCAGAAGTTAGAGGATGGCGAGCGTTTAGGTGGTGGTGGTGTATCAGCCGCGGCAGACTTTGCGGTGTAATTAAAAAGGTTACCGTCATCTAACATTAAAGACCGTGGACGTATGAGCTGTGGAATCGGAGTGAAAATCCCCGCGGTAACCCCTTAACAACCGCCCCACAAAAGTGGGGCATTTTTTCCCACATTAAACCTATAAAGACAAATGGATCAATACCAAGAATATATAGCGGCAAGTCGTTATGCCCGTTTCATTGATGACAAAGGACGGCGTGAAAACTGGGGCGAGACAGTAGATCGTTTTGTTCAGTATGTATTTAGCCGGACACCGGCCATCAGTGAAGACAGCGCGTTGAAAGAAGAGATATACAACGCAATTTTTAACCATGAAGTAATGCCATCAATGCGTGCAGTAATGACTGCCGGAAAGAGTGCTGATCGTGACAATACATGTGTCTACAACTGTTCGTACCTCCCTGTGGACGACGTCAAGAGTTTTGACGAAGCTATGTTCATTTTGCTCTGCGGTACTGGTGTCGGATTCTCCGTTGAAAATAGGTACATCAGTCAACTGCCCGATGTGCCAGACAACCTTTACACTAGTGAGCACTCAATTAAAGTCCACGACTCCAAAGAAGGATGGGCCAAGTCCCTCAGACTCCTCATCGCCCACCTGTACGCCGGAGAAATACCTCGATGGGATGTTTCCGGAATCAGAGCAGCCGGAGCGAGACTTAAGACGTTTGGTGGACGAGCCTCAGGGCCGCAACCACTAGTAGACCTGTTTGAGTTCACTGTGGCGACATTCAAGAACGCACAGGGGCGCAAGCTGAACACACTAGAGTGTCATGATCTAATGTGTAAAGTAGGGGAGGTGGTCGTGGTGGGTGGAGTACGTAGGTCCGCCATGATCTCACTATCAGATTTGGATGATGAAAGGATTAGACATGCGAAGGCTGGACCTTGGTGGGAGACTGCACCTCACCGTGCACTCGCCAACAATAGCGCGGTGTATAATGAGACTCCTACCGTTGGAAAGTTTATGGAGGAGTGGCTATCTTTATACAATTCACACTCAGGAGAGCGGGGTATCTTTAACCGTGAAGCTGCCCAAAAGACGGTGGCTAAGTACGGACACCGTGATCCTAACTTTGAGTTCGGGACTAACCCCTGCTCAGAAATTATTCTTCGGCCATACCAATTTTGTAACCTTACGGAGGTAGTAGTAAGACATGACGACACAGAAGAAGACCTCGTGCGCAAGGTGCGACTCGCGGCTATTTTGGGAACCATCCAGTCCACCTTTACAAAGTTCCCTTATCTGCGTAAAGTGTGGCAGCGTAACACCGAAGAGGAGCGCCTCCTTGGAGTCTCCCTCACCGGAATCTATGACAACAAACTTACTTGCACAACAGGAGAAAACTTAAATGCAACCTTATCCAGACTTAGAGAAGTTAGTAGATCTACAAACGAAGATTATGCGAGATTACTCGGAATACCTAAAAGCGCTGCAATCACTTGCGTTAAACCCTCTGGAACAGTCTCCCAGCTGGTTGACTCAGCATCAGGAATCCATCCGAGGCATAGCAAGTTCTATATACGACGCGTGCGAGGCGATAAAAAAGACCCTCTATCCCAGTTCCTAATTGAGCAGGGAGTCCCCAATGAAGACTGCGTATACAAGCCCACCCAAACGGTCGTATTCTCATTTCCGCAAAAGGCTCCAGACGGGCTCACCCGTGCCGACGTCACCCCAATTAGCCACCTCGAGCTTTGGCTCGCTTATCAGAGGGCTTGGTGTGAGCATAAGCCATCTGTTACCATTTCAGTGGAGGAAAAAGATTGGCCAAGTGTGGGGGCGTTTGTCTGGGACCACTTCGACGAAATGAGCGGTGTATCGTTCCTGCCGTATGATGGCGGTACATACAGACAGGCACCCTACGAGGACTGTACAGAGGAGGAGTACAACGAGCTCAAGGGTGAGATGCCAACGATTGACTGGACCAAGTTTGTTGAGGTCACAGACAACGTAGAGGGGGCTCAAATGCTGGCATGTACTGCTGGTTCGTGTGAAATATAGACTACTGTAACAAACTATTTGCACGGTAACATCAAGTATGTTATCGTGCATTTTTAACTACCGATACGTCGGTCGCCTTAGGAGCATACATGATATACAGCATCGACTTTGAGACACGTAGCAGGATCGACCTAGTAAACCGCGGGCTTGATGTATACGCCAACGACCCATCAACAGAGGTCATCTGTATTGCGTTTGGCACAGACCCAGACAAAATTCTTGTAAGACACCCACAGTTTAAAATAGACGAGTTACTTGAGCACGTCCGCAACGGTGGCAAGATCCAAGCATGGAACGCCATGTTTGAGTACGCCATCTGGAATTGCGTCTGCGTCCCTAAGTACGGTTGGCCCCCGCTGAAGATAGCGCAGTGCATCGACTCCATGGCCACGGCCGCCGCCAACAACATCCCACAGTCCTTGGAGGACGCGGCACTCTTCCTCGGTACCATCGAGCAGAAGGACCCAGAGGGCAAGAAGCTCATCATGAAGCTCTCCAAGCCACAGAAGGACGGCACGTTCAACATGGACCCAGACCTGATTGGTAAGATGTTCGACTACTGCGCGCAGGACGTACGGACGGAGATGTCTGTAGTCAAGGGACTGAGGGCACTCAGCGAGGCAGAGCAGGCCGTTTGGATCGCCACGCAGAAGATTAACATACGAGGGGTGCCAGTCGACCCGCGCGAGTTACAGAACGCGATCAGGGCCGTCGAGTCAGGCATGCAGAGTGTAGACTCGGAAATTAAGGAATTGACTGGCGGAATATCCGCCAGACAGCCCCTGAAGATTCTCGGTTGGTTGACAGAGCGCGGGTTGGAGTCTAGCGACCTGACCTCGGAGACGGTAACAAAAATGCTGCAGCGCAACAATCTGCCACCAGATATACAGCGCGTTCTGGAGTTGCGCAGGTTAGGCTCGCTTACGAGCGTGGCCAAGTACGAGAAGATGATGGAGGTTCAGGTTGAAAATAGGATACGCAATACTCTCATATACCATGGTGCCAGTACTGGTCGTTGGGCTAGTAGGGGTGGCCTTAATCTACAGAATCTTGCACGTCCTAATATGGACGATAATGCTATTCAAGAGGCCATAGAACGCGTTTTAGTCGCGGGTAAGGGGGGAAGTATGGAGGAGCTATCAAGTCTCGTCAGGAGCGCGATTAAGGCCCCCAGTGGGTCTGTATTCGTCGATGCAGACTTCAGTTCCATTGAGAACCGTGTTGCGTCTTGGATAGCATGTCAGGATGATAAGGTTGAGCTCTTTAGGCAGGGTCTGGATGAGTACAAGATGTTCGCTAGTAGCTCGCTGTACCGCGTCCCGTACGAGGAGGTCACCAAACAAATGAGGCAGGTATCGAAGTCTGCAGTACTCGGCTGTATGTTCGGTCAGGGCCCCAAGGGTCTGGTGCAGTACGCTGAGGGCATGGGCGTCAAGATGACCGAGGGACAGAGTCAGTCTGCGGTTGACGCATATAGGGAGTCATATGCCATGGTCAAGTCTTCGTGGTACGAGTATGAGAGGCAGGCCATGGAGGCAATCCGTCAGCCTGAGACGAGCTTTAGGCCCAACGGTAGGCGCGGTGATATGATAGCATTTAAGTATACGAGGGGCGCGCTGTGGATGCAGCTACCCAGCGGGAGGCTCATCTGTTGGCAGGACCCGAAGGTCGAGAAGCAGCTGACTCCATGGGGAGTCTGGAAGGATGGCGTCACTACACTCAACCAGAATACTCTTACCCGCAAGTGGGGGCGTAATAAGCTGATTGGATCCAGTATTTTTCAGTCCGCCGTACAGGGAACCGCCAGGGATCTTTTGGCCGAGGGTCTCCTTCGTCTTGAGGAGGACGGTCTTGAAGTGGTTAACTTGGTTCACGATGAGATTCTCCTGATTGAATCCGCCGACAAGGCCGAGCAGACACTAAAGCACGTCATAGACCGGATTACACAAAGCCCGAAGTGGGCACTCACTTTGCCAATTGCCGCCGAGGGATGGGTCAGTGAGCGATACAGGAAATAATTAGCACTTCCACTTACGGAGTGCCTTGTTGATGCGTGAGTCTGGGTCGTTGGCGGTCTCTGAGGACGTCAGTTTTTTCTTCATACCGCCCATGCGGGCACAGAACGAGTCCTTACGCGAGCCACCCTCAGGCTGTGGCGGCTTGATGTCATGCCCCTGCGCCTTGAGTGATGCCCTGCCGATGGCGTTCAGACCGCCCTCTGGGTTCTTGCCCTCTGAGCGTGTCCATGCACCACCGCCGGACTTAAACGACTGACTCTTTGGGTCGTCCTTGTCTATCCTAAACTGTGGGTCGTCTGGGTCTACCTTCTTTGGTTTCTTGGCGAGTACTAACGGCCCGACCTGTAGCACCTCCTCGGCGCTAACGACTGGCGTCATGTCTGCCTTGTCATAGAAGTAGCTGTGTCTAAATGGGTTCATTCCTACCTGTGCCCAGTCTGGGTGCCCTAGGAGGTCTTGTGAGCGCTTGTAGACATCCTCTGAGGGGGTACCCTCCCAGTCTCCATGAATGCGTGCTATGGTCGATTTATTGACGCTCTCGCCGGTCTTCGGGTTTGTGCCTACTGCTATGTTCAGCCCTGCCTTTGGCGAGGACATAAACTGTATGGGGCCCTTGTCGCCGGTCAGGTGCGCAGTCTGTGCATAGCCCAGTGCGTTACCACCGGACTTTGAACCCTCGTGTATGGACGCCACCCACTTATCGTAGTCCTCGTAGGCAGGTATATCCAGCCTTGATCCTACCCGTGTACCCTTTGGCAGGGACAGGTTGGACTCAATGAGCCCCTTCTCGAGCTTGTTTGAGTGGAGTGCCATCGCCATCTCCTGAGGGGTTGGCATATTGGGCACGGACGTGAATGGCTTGATCGGCATGTACTGCTGGACGATGTCCCTGTACTCTTTGGCTGATATTAATCCCTCTCTTAACGCCTGCGCCGCCTGCTGTACCTGTGGCACTCGAGTCTGTCTCTGTGATACCTTGTTGGCCTTCTGCCATGCCTCTATGGCCTCATCTGAAAGGCCTAGTAACTTTTTTAGGCCGGACACTGCCAGACCCCCACGATCAAATTTTGGTATCTCGTCATCTCCGTTTAGTG